TTAACTCTCTAGCCACTTACAACACCCCGCTTTGGTATTGACTCTTTAGTTAGAACAATATTTATCTCTGTACCATTCAAAAGTGTATTGGCAATATCAAGCACCCCTGCAATACCAAGTAGCCGTGTTTCAATTTGTGAAATTCTTACGACCACACCAGCATGATCATCATCCGATTCAGCCCATTCTTTCGCTAATTCTTTGAAATAATCATCAATTACAGCGTGTACCTTTGCCTCGATATCTGCCCAGCCCCAACTGCTTTGATAAGTGATATTAAGATCAATATCAATGATCGTTTCATCTACAGGAAATACCGTCACAATATGGTCGATTGGTGCTATCCCTAATCCCTCGCCTTGTCCATCCAACGGATCTACTGCTTCTTGAATGTCATCTACTAATGCTGTGGAAGGTTTTTCAAATTGCGAATTAATTATGACGAGTTTGACTGTACCGCCCCCATTCCAGGCTCTGTACACTCTAACACCTCCAACTCCCTGCAAGAAGCTCACTTTATCCTTGTAATCTTTTCGATTTCCTCCGAAAGCGGTAGATTCAAAGCTATTAAAATATCGTGTTCTAAAAGCTTCTGTTTCTTCCTCATTTTCTCCAGGTACTAACACGTCCGTTAGCTCTGCTGATGTCAACCCGTCAATATAATCAATTGGAATTAATGTCCCAATGAATAGATTGCCCATCTCTCCAAGTGTTTCACATTCCATTACATACTCGTTGTCCTTTATTTTTTCTACAACAATATAGTTCAACTCATCAAGTGAAAAACGGGCACCAACATTAACGTTTTTGTTAAATACACCTTTTAGACGCGCTTTCGTTGCTTCAAAAGGTTTCAAACCACGCTCTGCAGCACGTCTAATTAAGTATTCTCTCGGTGCTGTATCTGCAAATACTAAATCAATTTGATTTTTCAGAGTAACGAGCATTTGAATCGTTTCGATACTGTTCGCCGCCGTAGCGTTATAGATTAAAGATGTACCTTCTCTTGTATCAAGCGACGGATCAACTTTAGCAAGCTTTTGGGCCATCAAATCTTCATATGTGATGTCTAAATCTAAAGCCATTAAAAACTCACCTCCTTCTCACTTTCGATTTCTCCATAGATGCTATGGACTGTATATGTGACGTGTACCTTTTTCTTTTTCACGTCAAATGCAAAATTATCGATAGCACTAATTCGATCATCTTGGGTAAGACATTCAGTAATACGCCTTTTAATCTCAGGTAAAATGTATGCTAAAGGCTTGCCAAACAAATCACTTAGCTCTACACCAAAATTCCACGAATAAATGATATGGTCATAACGCTCAATCGAAAGCATTAAAAAAATCGCTTGTTTCAATGCTTCTACCTCATCAGTAAAGCCTAAACAGCGATTTTTATCTGGATACAATTTATAGTTTTTTGTCAGTAATTGTGTTTCCTCTTCAAAATCTGCTACTAAACTATCATTCACTTGAGGAATCATTGAGCCACCTCTTTATCCAACACAATGTATTTTTGTCCGCCTTGCATTTTAAGCAGCATTACACTATCACCAACTTTTAGAGCATTGTGGATAGTAATTTTCTTACGGCCTTTATATTCATGACTATGACCTTGGGCAACTTCCGTTATATGCTCTACCGCCATTTCTAGTTCATAATCTCGGACATTTCTAGTCAAAACTAATTGAGCATTGGTTAGTTCTTTCTTTTGCTCCACAAGTATTTTTAATGGTGATGCACTTACGACTTTACCAAATTGTATCGCCGTTGGATCGGCAGCTTCTATCGCTTCCTTGGCAGCCTTCTTAAAACTCTTAACAATATCATTCATATCATGCAACAAACTCACCACCAATTAACTTTAAATCCATGAAGTGTTCACTTTCCTTAAATGTGTGTTTTACACTATCCACGATCATATAATTCATGACTTTAATGTCTTCTAAATCAAGCTTTACCACTAACATGCTGCCACCACGTACATAGATATTGCCAAATACATTTTTCATGCTTAGAGTTCGAGTTTTACGATTATAAAGAGACAATAGAGCGTCCGCTTTAGCCTTGCCATTCGTAGATTCCTGTATGGTTTCATAATACTGTAGCAAGCCCCAATTATTAATACTGTTGCTGTCAAGAACCATATAGATCTCGCGTTTGCCTGTTTTATCATTGTCATATGAGAGCTTCACTTGGTTATACGTGTTTGAATCGATAGATGAAGTATATTCAAAGTTTTCTCCTGTTTCTTTATCGAGAAGTATATTAAGCTTCATTGATTCAATATTTTTTAATGTCAACTTGCCAAAGTTATCATAAAGGACATACATTTTCTTTTTATTTTCTAAGGTTAAATCTAAAGCATTTTGAAACATATCGAATAATGTTTTATTATCTTCAGTTCTACTAGCAATTTTAAAGCCAGTTTCTTCGATAGTTCCAGTATTTAAAAGAAAGTCTGCTGCAACCATCTTTATAAATTCAGAAGCTGTTTTATTGTTATAAACATACGTATCTTTATTCTTTAAATAGCGTAATTGGTCATAAGCCGTCACATTGATTAGATCATCTTTAGAGCGCTTCTTTGTAAATACAAAACCGCGGAAAACATTCTTGCCACCAACTTTCAAACTAACTTCATTTCCTTCTTGAAAATCTAATATCTTATCTTTAACAACAGTAAAGGTTAATTTGCCTGGTACTCCCCTTCTAGCTGTTTCCCAAACAATACCTTCTTCCACAATAGGTAACATTACGTTTGAACCGTTTTGAATAGTAAGTTCAATATTGCTCAAAATTTAATCACCTGCCCAGGATAAATAAGATTGGGATTTTTTATATTGTTTTTCTTTGCGATTTCCGGATATTTAGTCGGATCTCCTAAATACTTTTTGCATATAGCCCACAATGTATCACCCTTCTCTACCTTGTGAGACTTTGGATCCTCCTTATAGGCTGGTCTGGTCTTAACCGTCTTAGCAACAGGCTTAGCGTTAGTATTTATAACTTCAACTACTTTGGTGCCATACTCACGATATTGCTTTAACTGGATTTGTACGACCATATCAAAACCATATCCAACGTCATCTTTTATTTCATAATCTTCTAGCGATACTAACATTTCTGTATCGGAAAATAAGTTACCGTCGGGCTTCATACGATTCATTTTGAATTGAAAAGGCTGTTTATTACCTTTAAGGCTCTTCAGCTTATCTGTATAGAATGTAGCTGGTTTAAAACCATCTGGATAAACAGCAAATGGATACTTCATATTTGGTAGCAGTAGTTCAAATGAAAGTTCAGTTAATCCCGCTTGTTTAAGCATGTTAATCTCACCTTCATTTATTAGCGTAGTCGTCGTATTCTTATTCTTGATTTTTGTACTAAACTTTGTAGGAGCAACAGGAAACTGTACATTGTCAATGAAAATGCTATATGCCATCGTTACACCCCTTCCGCTACTGCATCCAATGTTTCGACTAGCTTTTCTCCAAAACGATCAATGATGCCATCGAGATCCAATTCAGAGTTAACTCTATTATTATTGGTCATGTCTACCTTTACCTCTGCAGTAGTAAAACGATTGATTACATCTCGTTCTGCAACATCACGAAGGTATTTTAAATCTTCTTCAGAGGTTTCCATAGATTGTGCCATTTTGGCTGTGTTTGCAGCAGTCTCCCTATTTGTTCCAGCTGTTTCTACAGCTATTTCTTTACCTGCTCCCGAATTGCCAATGTTATTCATTATCTTGTCCCACGGATTTTTTTTCTCTTTTTTTGTTGCATTTTCTGCTTGTGCGGCAGCAATAGCAGCTTGTCTTTCTACGAAAGCACTTACTGCATCACTTTTCATTTTATTTAGATCCGCATCACGGTCAGCTGCATTCTTTACTATTTCATTACGAAAGTTATTTAATTCGGCCATTCTTGCTTGTTTGTTAGCAGCATTTTCAATTTGTGCTTCTTTTCCAAATGTCACACCCTGAACTGCTTCAATTGATACACCTGGAATCTCATTTAAAGTCGTGATAAATCCATTGATGATATCAATAGCACCGTTTACCATATTTTGCAATATCAGTAGAACATTTACTCTCATATCTCCCATCATGTTTTGAATTGCAACGTTACTTACAGCAAATCCAAATCGCAATCTATCCCATAAATCAAGAATCCGATTAACTCCAGTGAAAATTCCTATTCTCACTACATCCCAAGTTGTTAAAATAGCTTGCATGGCTATTTGCCATGCAATTTGAATTCCACCAACTGATTCAACCCATGTATATATTAAGGCGACAAGTATCCCAACTACGATTGCTATCCAAAATAACGGGTTTTTCATCAACGTAGTGAAAAAAGTTTTAGTTGCTCCATCTGCAAACAAAGTAGAAACAGTTATTAAGTCGGCTGCATGCGCCAATCCCACCATTAAAGCTTCTACTACTAATATTGCTGCATTTCCAAATGTACTATTATTTCCCACTTCACTATCCTTTGCTCGTATAGTTTCATACTCAGATTGAGCTGCACCATTATTGCCCATGACATTTGCTTGTTTTGTTTCAGCTGTATTTAATGCATCTGCTGAACCGAGAAAATCACTTACAATTCCAACACCTTGTTTTATCCTATCAACACTTAAATATTTTCCAATTACATTTTTCACCTTGTCTGCTAGGCCATCTGCAGCAGATTGTCCATTTCTTAAACCATTGTTCATTTGATTTTGGGCATCATTTGCCTCTCTAATTCCTCTTTCAATTGCTTTAACAGCATCCTCAACACGAGAAAGTAATTGAAGTGCTGAAAGAATATTTGATGTATTAATAGCGTTGCTCGAAGTCCTATGCAGCGCTTCAAAACTATTTAGAACAGTAGTCATTGATCTATTCATTTTTTTGAGCCCAGTACCCATTCCTCCCAAAACTTGAATAGATGCTCTAAGCGTAGCCAATTACCTCACCTCTTTTCAAAACAAAAAGCACCCGATAAAATGAGTGCTTTTAAAATGTTTATTATTCAATTTGAAAAAGGATGTTTCTCATTAATATTATCTTTTCCTCTTTGAACTTATCTTTTTCTGTTCACGTTTTTCCTGCTCTAATTTTATTTGAATGGCCGCTATGACAAAAGCTTTTTCATACTTTGATAAGGCTTCATATTCATGGGGCCACTTATGAAATTTGTGAAGGCAATAATAAGCAATGTTCGCTTCATAATCACCTTCATTGATTAGTTTTTTGCTTCGTCAACTGTGTCTTCTAATGATACTTCAAAGCCATTAACCTCTTGGACCTTTGATAGATAATCAGCATACTCCCCTGGTGTAAGCATAACCTTTAAGAGGGAATCCGCTCCCATTACGCCATAACTGTTCTGAAGTTCTGCATCTTCTAAATTAGGAAAAACCGTGCATCTTGCACCTAGCTTCCCTAAATAGGAATTGTAGTTTGTTTCAGGTACAAACTGATTTCGCTTTCCTGGAATAGGGACTCTGCTCGTACATTTTTTTCTCAGTACTTCATCTTCCTCTGGTGTAATCGAACAGATTTCCCACTCGATTGGTTTCCCATCTTGAACAAAGCGTTTAGAAGCTACATATTTTATGTTTTCTA